GATACATTACGCAAGCAATGTGAAAAGTGTGGGTGTTTTCTTGAGGCTAAAGTTTTAGTACCAATATCACATTGTCCAATACAGAAATGGTAAAAGGTTGAATATATTATGAGTGAACAAGTTTCAGATTATATTATAGAATATGTAAATCAAGATATTGAAAAGGCTCTACCCGTTGTTATCGGATTGTTTGTTGGGTTGGTTGAAGGGTATATAGAAATGTGCGGCGAAGATAAAAACAAACAAATTACATTAGATAGTCAACGTGAAATTATCATTGGGCCTGTTAAGTGAAATTAATTGTTGCGGGGTCACGCTCTATAACTGACCCTGATAGATTTCTTGAAGCGTTGGATTTATGTAAGTTTGATTTTGATTGTATCATTCAAGGTGGTGCTAACGGTGTAGACCTGATGGCTAAACTCTATGCTACGATGCTAAAAGTTCCACAACACGAATACCCTGCTGATTGGGATGATGTTGATAATCTGGATGAACACTTTATTGGATTTCGTAAAGATGGGAAACCATATAGTAAGATTGCGGGGAGTATTCGCAAATGGCGAAAGATGGTGATGCACTACTTGCAATTTGGGATACTAAATCAACTGGTACACGTGATATGATAAACCAAGCACTGCAACGTGGATTGGCAGTACAGGTTATATCAGTTGTTGGATGGGAAGTTAAAGAACTTTATGATTTTGAATCCTAAGTTCATGTTCAATGATTCGTTGTTCACCATAATTCTTTGATGGATAATATACGCGGTCAATGTTTTCGTTATAATACAAACGTTCACCATATTCGTCACGGGATTCTAAAACATTACGCACGATTTGCTCACAGAGTTCGGCATAGTTTGCCTCCCGTTTATCAGGATGTAATGAAATTATTTCACGGGTAAAGTTTTCCTTGCCATGTTTCTTAATTTCTTCTGCAACAATTTTTGAACTTGACCAATAATTTTGCCAGTCAGATTCCTTGATAACAATGCGTTTACGCTTCATTCCTTTTAACGGTTTAAGTGTTCGTTTTGACTTGAAAACTTTTTTACCGATATATTTTTTACCATTTATATTATTAGTAATTAAATAAACGAATGCATAATTATCACCAATCATTTCACTTGTAAATTCTTTACCTTCATATAACCACATAATTAATTCCCACAATCTGTTGTATATGTATATATATGTGTGGTATATTATGTTTTCGGGCCAGTAGCATAACTGGTTAATGCTGCCAACTCATAATTGGTAAGATAGGGGGTTCAACTCCCTTCTGGCCTACCATTTATTATATTATTAACAGGTGAACTATGGCGTTAATGAAATCAAGTCAGGGAACGTGTATTGGTTGTGGTGTGGATTACAACTCATGGAATGAGGGTGTGCCACTTTGCCCTGAGTGTGAGCAATTTTTAATTGACTTCAACTCCTTCTATCTGTACTACTTTCTTGAACAAGAAGATTTGATTGCTCGTGTGCGTGAATTAGAGCGTAGTCATGGGGGTTATCATAGACGAATACGGCTCAATACTAATAGACACATTAATTCCTGTATAAAACAGAAGAACAAACAGGATATTGAATTTGTTGAGGGTATAGCAAAGCGATTCAACATGAATCCATAATTATTTTCGTAAATAACTTGCATTTACTGGTGAATAGGGTATAATACTTATATTGAATGAATTTATAGGAGATACCGATGGCTAGACGTAAAAGTTTTAAAGCACCAAGACACACGAACCGTGAAATGAACGATGAAACGTATGCTTTACGCAGAAAAGTGATGGGGTTTGTATATGAAGCCCGTGAAGTGTTAGGTGAAGCATTTAAACGTGTTGATATTCGTATCACTGATTGTGACCGTGAAGGTAGGTTAGGTGAAGCTAAGATGGGTGACTGTATCATTTGGATACCTGCTGCAACCATTGAGAAGACAAAACGTGATTTAGATATTCGTCATGTTGTTTTTCATGAGATTGCACATGCTATCTTTGCTGCACCACACAACGAAGGGTGTATGTTAATGGCCCGCGTTGTTCGACACACAACACGAAAGATGCAGAATGATGCATTAAAAACAGTTGCAATTAGAGCGAGTGTATGATATGGCTGCTGACCAGATAATAGCAACCGATACAGACCGCACAATAGCCCGTAACGGCATATTAATGCACCTACAGGCCACTGATATAGCTAAGGATTATAATAGCTTCTCAGAGGCAATAGAGGCTCTTAATATGTGGGCTTTTATTGAGAATGAAGTTGAGGTGAAAGCTCACGCAATGGCCGATTCGCGCAGATTAAACAACATAATCCGTGAAATGACCCACGAATTTGTAAATGTTTGAGTAAATAACTTGCATTTACGAACCATTCTGGTATAATACTTATATTGAATAAATAATAAAGGAGAGATACATGCCATTGAAACTTGAAATAAGTGAACTTGATTCGGCATCAAATACCCAAGTTTTAGATGCATATGATTATGCTCGTGAAATGGTGAGTCACTACAATGCGGCTGAAGGAAATTGGCGGTTAGAGAAACCGGCCCGTAAAAAAGCAGAAGCATATATGGCTAGAGTTGCCAGTGAGTTACACCAGCGTGGATTGAGCGCAAGAGTTGGTAACTATCTTTTATAAATACTTTTATTTGAAAGGAAAGTAATGAAAAGTTTTAAACAAACACTTAATGAATCTTCACTATCACGTGTGTATCGTCATTCACAATCACATGATATTGGTATTATCACTGCATTCCGTGATGCACGTGATTGCAACGAAGGTCAGGAATATACCAAGCGTGAAAACCTTCAGCGCAATAAATCTCTGAAGGCTAAACTTCAAGCGAAGGGTTATGGTATCACTGTAGTTAAAGGTTCGTATATTGAAAACTATAATACCCCGAATGCAAAAGAAGTTGGTGAACAAGTTTTCTTGGTTGTGGACTTGAAAGATAACGGCTCACTTGAAAAAGATTTACGTTCACTTGGTGAATCGTTTGAACAGGATTCAATTCTTTATTCACCAAAGGGTGGTGTTGAAGCATTCCTGATTGGTACTAACAAATGCCCTGATGGTTATCCCGGTTACGGTAAGAAAATCAAACTTAAGAATGCTATCTTCGGTAAAGGTGGTGAATTCCAAACCCGTGTAAACGGTAGACCATTCATCTTTAAAGAGGATGTGGAAGCACGTAATATTGCTGAACCAAAGGGATATTTTGGTAAATTTGGCTGTAGTGTAACTGCAAACAAATCGTGGGATGAAATTGAACTGAGTGAGAGTGAGTTGAATGAATAAGTATCTTGATGAAGTGAGTGAGGTAGCATTAACCTTATTTGGGATTGGTTTACTGGTATTTTCCGTGGGATTGGTATTACTGACTGGATGGTTAATCGGTCTAGGTTTCGGTATTGCAAGTGCAGGCTTGATTGTTAAAGTTACTATGCAACACAGTATCAATAAAGATATTGAGAGTTTGAAAGCAGAAGTCGTTAAATTCAATTCAAAAAATATTGACAATTAATATTCACTAGTGATAACCTACAATCTACATTGTTAGAACAATAACTGGAAAGTAAGATGAAATCGTTTAATGAGTACAATCACGAACGTTACGCTGATGACAAAAAACGCAACTTAAAAGAAAACAAAACAAAACGAAAAAGCGAAAAACAGAATCTGAAACATCTTATTAATAATCAACTAGGTGACGATGTTGACCCAGTTGATGAATATGATGACGATGAATTCGATTATTAAAATTATGACCCGTTGGCCAAATTGGATTAAGGCATGGGATTTCTATTCCCACGATTGGGGGTTCGAATCCCTCACGGGTTGCCAAATTATTTAAGTTATGAACAGGTGAAATGAAATGCTTAGAGAATTATTCAATAACAAGTGGGTGGGTTTTATACTTTTAATGGCTGTTTTCTTTGCTATGTCAGTAAGTTGTGAACCTATCCCTGATGCCCATGCCACTGGTGCATACAGTGAATCAAATCTATACAATATGAAGAACATCCAACCCCTTTCCGACAGAAAACAGAAGAAGGTTATGAAATGAACCAGTATGATAATGTACCACGTGTGAGAATTTTTCCAAACGGGCCAAAAGGTAATGCAGTATATCTACTGTTTGCTACGGTAAATGAAAAGGAAAAATACATTAAAGATGAATATCGTTTTTGCTTTGATGCTGAACGAAGTCATAATTCAGCAATGACTACAAACACTCGCCAAAAAACAAAAGAAGCCCTATACGCTAAACGTGTAGACTTTGCTAAGTCGTCGGGATTCATCCCGAAGGTTAATGACATCCCGAAGGTTAATGAAAAGAACATTTGGGTTCGAGGAAAATCTGAAAACGAAGTAGCTTAGTATGATTGACTACCAGTGTAAAAGTTGGTAGTCTACTCTGATAACAATAAAAATAAAAAGAGATAAATTATGAACGGTAAACAAGCAAAAAGAATTCGCAGAGAAGCTAAAAACTTTAGTTCCCCTGAAATGATGGAAAATAAGTACGTAAAGACTAATGAAAAAAGTCGCGTTGTTCCATTCATGAAACCCCGCCAGATTGTTATTGGTCACAAAGAAGAACCTGTACTTGATGAAAACGGCGTTCAGTTACTTGATGAAAATGGTGAACCAAAAACACAATCCCAACCTATCACTGTAAATGCTCCACACCGAAGCGGCAATCCGTTTACAAGCAATGGTGGTGTAATGCAGGTAGCACAGGTCGATTCATGTACGCAGGAACTTGATATGTGTTTCAGAAAGCTGTATCAAGGCATCAAAAGAAATTACCTACAAGTTGTTCGAGGTTAATATGGCTCTTAGTATAATGGTTGATTTGGAAACATTAGCACTCGAAGATGATGCTTTAATTCCACAAATCGCTGCTGTAGTGTTTGATATCAAAACATTTGAAGTGTATGGTGAATTCTGTGAATGTATTAACATCTTGGATTTGAAGAAAAAAGGATTTTCTATTAATAAAGAAACCATGCAATGGTGGAGTGAACAAGATGCTGATGTACGCAAGTCAGTTATGAACGGTAAGAAAACAGGTGATGAGGTTGCTAAAGAATTTGATGAGTTCTTAAACTATCACTTCGAAGGTATTAACTTTGATATTTGGGCTAATGGTATTCTTTTTGATGTACCTAAAACTGATTATTTTATGTTATTCCATGACTATGCACCACTTACCATGCGTACACGTTATAATAGAGTTCAGGATTTTAGAACACTCAGAAATCAAATCCGCAATAAACATAGAAAAGAATTAACTAAATTAGAAGATGAGATTAACAAAGGTTCGCGACACAATGCACTTGATGACTGTCATTGGCAATTAGAGTCATTGAAACTTTGTTTAAGTCTACTTTAAATTATTCGAGAGTATAATGGCAAGAGTTAAAAAACGGGTCAGAAATACAGATGATTATCTGTATGGCCCTGAACCTATATGGGATAATGTAGTTGTCAATGATGGTAATTACAACGAACATCTAAGCACATCATTAAACTGGTACACCCAAACCACTAAGAATACTGATAAAAAGAAATGGTTTATTGAGTGGGCGGTTGAGAATGGTTATGATAAAAAACATGTTTCATGTATACCAGATGAATTCACTCAAACGGCTGGTTCAGTTGCACGATTGATTCTACGTGGTTTCCCTGCCCGTGATAAGAATGTTGATTGGTTACACTCAACTGCAAATGAATTGGTTAGTAAACATTATGTTGAAAAACCAACAATCCATGTAGTTGATAAACCTACAACCGATTCTTTTGATGTTAAACTCAACAATGTTTTTTCTTATATTGATGGATTGGTTGATTCTATTCTATGGGGTGATGTTGTTACCGTTTCAATACCAGAAGTGTTAAATGGGGTTCAGATAAAGAGTGTAGTTGATTTCTATACACCCCAAGTTGATGAACTTAAGTTGGCTTTATCTGGTGAAGATGACCAATTGAATGAAGCATATAAACCACATGGTAAAATTATATTAAAGCGTTTATTAAAACTGTATGATGAAATCTTTTCTAAACTGGAACTGGTTAAACCTAAACGTAAACCAAGGGCAAAGAAAAAGATTTTACCTAGTAAGCAGGTAGAAAAACTGATATATATGCAGTATCATGATGGGTATGAACTTAAATCAATTAACCCTGAATTGATTGTTGGTGCTAAGAAGTTAGTAGCCTTTAATACAAAAACACGAGCATTAGCCATATATTATGCAGATGATGTTGAGTTAGGATTACAGGTAAAAGGTTCAACGTTGAAAAACTTCAGTGATGAATCTGGTTCAAAAACAATACGTAATGTTGAAACCAAAATACCTGAATTTTTACAAGCGGCGACTGCCACTACCGATGATGTGTTTAATAAAACCAAAGCGGTTAAGAAGAATGTAACAGGTCGTATCAATAAAGATACAATCTTAATAAAGGTATTTTAATATGTTAATATTGGATTTATCCAATGTGGTTATTACAAAGGTGCAGGAATATCTTGCATATGAAAAAGATGAATTGAGTGAGTCAATGGTTCGCCACATTACCCTATCACAGATTCTATATTTTAAGAAAAAGTTTCGTAACTATGGTCAAGTGGTACTCGCAGTTGATACATCAAACTATTGGCGTAAGGATGTGTTTAAATTATATAAACAGAACCGAATTAAGATGCGTCAAAAATCTACAGTTGATTGGAATGAGTTTTTCCGAATCTTTGGTATCATTAAAGAGGAAATCAGAACAAACTTTCCTTATGTATTTGTATCGTTACCACGGGTTGAAGCGGATGACGTTATTGCTGTATTAACTAGACGTAAATCACCACATGAACCTGTTATGATTGTATCTGCTGATAAAGATATGATTCAAATCCAGAATAAGTGTGGTAAGAATGTAAAACAATATTCACCTAAAACCAAAAAGTTTTTAACTACCAGTAACACAGAATATGATTTGTTTACTCATTATGTTAAAGGTGATTCTGGTGACGGTATACCTAATATTCTTTCAGATGAAGATACTTTTCTCTGTGAGGATAAACGCCAGAAACAAGTTCGCGCTCCATTCATAAAAGAAATGAAAGAACGTGTTAATAACGAATCAATTTTTGAACACATCATGCATGATGTTGATAGTGATGGTGACGTTATCAAGAAATTTAAACGCAATGTTCGTTTAATTGATATTGATTTCATCCCAATGGATATACAGGAATCTATTATTGATGTATATACTGATTCTAAGGATAACTTAGTCAACAACGTGTATAAATACCTAATGCAACACCGAATGAAAATACTTATGCAGAAGGTTGGAGAGTTTTAATATGTTGGCTGATGAATTTATAAAGATTGATAAGTTAGATGAAGAGTATAGAAGTGGGGCTTATGAGATATTATATAAGTTCAATCCTCGCTTTACACAGTATGCAGATTTATGCTACAATATGGATGCTACAATATCCACTGAGGGTTTACCTAAAATAACCTATGACGATGCGCCTATGGGTATGCATCTTACACATCTTGAAATGATATACAAGGATTTCAAGGCGGTTGTGTATAATCCAAACTTGGATTCAAATCGTGTTATGCAACGATTCTTACAGATGTGTGAAAGCATTGATAAAGTTGAAGTTGATTTCCTTAAACAGGTTATTGATGGTGAATTAAGATGGTTCCCATACCAAGACTGGAAAGCACTGCAACCAGTTATGGAAGATGAAGAACTTGAAGAAGGTGAATAGATGTTATATGATTACAAATGTCATTCATGTGGCCATACCTTCAGGGAATCACTTAGCATGGCTGATTACAATGTGCCATGTGAGAAACCATGCCCTGAATGTGGGGTTGAGGGTGAAGTAAAACGTCATATTAAATCCTGCCCCTCTATGACTGGTATAAGTGGTAGCGGTGGATTGGAGAATAAATTCAAGAATCTTGATGGTGATTGGAAAGATATGATGAAAGCTATGAAGAAAGGTAATCCCGGTTCTACAATTAAAGATTATTAAAAGGTGAATATATTATGAGTAAAAATACAAACACTACAGGTAAAAAACTTTCACATGGTTCATACCGCTGCAAACGTAAACCACAATCTAAGAAATGTCGTAATGGCGTAAACAAACGATAATGAAAGGTGTTAGCGGTGAAGCATTAAGCGTGGGTAATAAGGTAGCTGCAATAATACCTTTCAGCTTTGTAAAATAGATTAGATAATTAACCAGTGAGATACAATGTCAGAAAATACATTAGATTTTTTCGTTGATGGAATGTTCCGGTGTTCTCTTAGAACTAATAAACATAATGTAATAGGTGAAGTCGAAAATATGATTGACAGTGATTCAATAATTGATATTAAGTTATCAACTGATAAGGTTCAGGTTAGAACCAATACTCACATTAAAGAAGAAACGTATGATGGTGATGATGACCATATGTGGGATGAAGTTATAGATGACGAAGCTACAGTTAGTTGAACCGAAACGAATCATACAGGAAAATTCTGATACAGGTCGAACATACTTAACTGAAAATGGTGATAGGTATCCATCTGTTACTACGGTATTAAGTAACCTATCCAGTGGTGCAATTGAAACTTGGAAGCAACGTGTTGGTGAAGTCGAAGCGTGTAGAATTGCAAAGAATTCATCTAACGTTGGTAACGTGATTCATGCCTGTTGTGAAAATTATCTATTAGGTATACCATTACCACGTACAACTAAACCGATTATGCAATTGTTTAATCGCATGATTCCTGAGTTGGATAAGGTTGGTGTTGCGTATGGTATTGAGTTGCCTATGTGGTCGGATTATTTAAAACTGGCTGGTACATCTGATTTGGTTGGTAACTGGAATGGTGAACTTGCAATCATTGACTTTAAAAACTCCCGCAAATTAAAACGTAAAGAATGGATTGAAAGTTATTTCTTACAAGGTGCTGCATATTCCAGAATGTTCTATGAGCATTATGGAAGAATGGCTAAGAAGATTGTGATTATAGTGACTACATGGCAAGGTCAGGTGCAAGTGTTTGAAGAAAACGTTGCTGACCATTATCCTGATTTGATTGAAGTGATGAAAGAGTATAACCCGTTATGGAAATAATAAGTCGTAAGGATGCGAAAGCACAGGGATTGAAACACTACTTTACAGGCAAGCCCTGTAAACATGGGCATATTAATACACGATATGTTTCAAGTTATCGTTGTGTTAAGTGTTGTGATGAATGTAACAAGGAATATAGAGAAAATAATAGGGAACGTATAAAGGAACGTAAAAAGGAATATAACAAGGAATATAACAAGGAATATAGAGAAAATAATAGGGAACGTATAACGGAATATAACAAGGAATATAGAGAAAATAATAGGGAACGTATAAAGGAATGTAACAAGGAATATAGAGAAAATAATAAGGAACTATGTAATAGGTGCGGCGCGCGGCGCAGAGCAAAGAAATTAAACGCAACACCAACATGGGCCAATAACGATAAAATTGCTTTAGTATATGAGGGTGCAACATTCTTAACAGAACATGGTTCACCTACACATGTAGACCATATATACCCATTACAGGCCGATTGGGTATGTGGATTACATGTGCATGAAAAT